ATCTAAATGCTTTTTTGAAACTTTCGCTTTCAGGTGGGTTGAAGTTATCTGTTTTCTCTAATGCTTTTTCAAGTCCTGAAGAAGTTTCTTTTATTTTAAATACTTGATTAGTATAAGTTTTGTATTCAAAATATAATACTTGAACAGTGTCATCATCGTATCTACCACTCCAGTTTCTTGTATAGTTTTGATTACCTGGATACTTTTGTATTTCAGATAATTCTTCATTTGTTAAGTATGGAAATTGTTTTTTAAGCTCTGGTAAACTAATAGCTTTTACTTCACCTGCATAATATATATCTTCAAAGTTTGGATCTTCTGTATAAGAATATACTAAACTAGCAGGATCAACATACTTAACCGTAACACCTTCTGATCTATTAAAGTCTGTCTTAACAGCAGCAATACCTAATATAGTTAAATCTTGATTTAATCTTCTTCTAGTTAAATCATATTTATTACTTGCTAATACATTGTTTATAACTTCTTCTTCAGCTACTTCAATAGATTCTTTATAATCCATTTGCATATGTAACTGTAAATCCTCTTCACTTTCCATCTCTAAACCAACACCTTGAGATCTAGAAACATCTAAACCAGTTACTTGTTGTATTTGGTTTATAAGTTCTTTTTGCATCATATCCCTTTGTATAGCTTCAGCATACTTAGTTCTTTTCATTATAGACTCAGGGTCTTGAGCAAATGCTTTTATCTCATAATTCCTTTGAGACATACCGTTTACAACGATATCAACGAACTTAGGTATGACTGGTACAGGTTTCCAGTCTAAGTTTAAGTAAGATAAATCACCATTAATAGAAAGTTCATCTTTATATTTCTGAATAGATTGCTCACCTCTCGCGTATAATCTAAGTCTATGAAAGTTATTGTAGTTAGTATTAAACCTATCATAAGCTCCTCTATCATTTCTAAACCACTCACCTTCAATAGCTCTACCTACTTGTAACCCGTATTCTAAAGTAGCTTTCTCTGCATCAGGAACAACTTGATCAGGAAATGAACTGTTATAATTAGTATTTATCATCTATTTATTTTTGAAATATAACCACTGTTATCATATTTTTTAATGCCTAAGTTCATAGACTTAACTTGTCTTTTTGCAACTGGTACATACCTATTTTTATTACAAGCCATAATAGCTAAACCAGAACTTATTGAAGCATCGTGTTTGGTTCTATTATTAATATTAAATTTTGCCCAGTCTTCTAATGTCTTTTGGTGATACATATCACCCATACCTGTTTCTAAAGCACCTACGTATTCTTCTATATAAGATTCAATAGCAGCAGCGTGTGCTTGTTTAATATCTTCACTTGTGTTTGGTATACCACCTATTTCTTTTTCTGTTGGTGACAACTTATTCCAAACTTTATCAGGACGATTCATTGAGTAACCTCTATAACCTCTACGTTTTAAATAGTATAAAAACCTTGGTTTGTTATTTTCAGCAAGTATTGGCATACCATAAAAGTGTAATGCCATAAGTATCTCTTCAAAAAATATTTCCGCTGTTTGTGGTCTAGCTATATACTCTAAGAAAAAGTGGTTTGGTGGTGCGTCTTCCATTGAAAACTTTGTCAATCCATGAAGAGATCCATTAGATCCTTTACCGTCCACAGTACCAGAAATATCATAACTATCGAGACCAAATGCTCCAATGTGTTCATTTCCAGGATACTTAACACCATTCTTTATAATCACTTTATTTTGTAAGTTTTTAGGTGGAACCCAAGAAATATTAAATCTACCATCTTTGTTTGGCACAAATTTAACATTAGTATCTTTAATACCATTTTCCCACATAAAACTACCTGTAGTAGTAGTGTTATTAATCTCTTCATTGTAGTCTATTTGCTCGTATATTCTAGTGAGATTAAATAAACTGTTTTTAGTTTCATCTCTAAAAGCATGTTGCTCTGTTCTTGGAAACTGTCGATAGTATTCATTTAAACCATCTTGATCTTGTTTTAGACCATCTACTTCATTTTCCCAATGTTCTATTACTCCGATTGTAATTGGAATACCATCTCTTCCGACTGTTTTATTTTTCGGCGTAGTGAATATAGGTGATCCAAAAGTATCCATGAATCCTTCGTAGTTCCATTCCATAGGGATGAAAAGAGAATAGAGTCCGCTAGACGTTTGTCCGTTTCTATTTCTTTTTGTAACGTCTGAACTTTCGTATAGTTTTTTGAAGTTTTCTCCACCTTTGTCTAATGCGTTTGAAGTTGAGCCCATCATACATTTACCTACTATCCTCGATCCTAGTCTTAATGTAGTTTTTGTAACTCTCCAGTTATTTAATATATTATCAGGTTTCTCCCATTTACCTGATTCGTCGTGTGATAGTAGTTTTAACTTTTCACCATCGTAAGAGTTATCCCCTGTATTTTTCCAGTCAATAGTAGTATCTAATCCTTGCAATTCTCTAAGCTTCTCATTGGACTCGAGTTTTCTTCGAGTAAGCTTCGAAGCAGGCACCCTATATGCGAGCTCGGTTTTTGGACGATCCATACCGTCTTGAATTGGTTTAAAGAAAAACGGATAGTTAACGGATATTGGTACAACTTTATCTGTGAACATCTTTTTAGCATCTGCTCCAGATTTTGATAAGATACCGAATCTAGCATCTGAAGAAATTGTGGCTTGATTAACAAGCTCTGCCGATGACATAAAGGAGAAACCACTCCGTCTGTTTTTAAGATAACACATTCCATAGCATCTGTTATCAGCCTTACAGGCTTCCCAGAATATAAAGAAGAGTCTATTTGCTTCTCTATAATCCGGAGCTCCGACATCGATTTTTGACCACTGCAAATACATGTAATGAGCACCAGTGATGTAAGTAGGCATACCGTTATTATAAAACCAGTAACCATCTGATCTATACTTAAATTCTTCATCTATATAATCGTACCATTTTTCTTTGAAGTCATTAGGATATTCATCCCAATCAAATCTACTCTTTATTCTAGCTAATTCTTTTGGGTATTCTTGTTTTTCCCAATATTGTTCCTTTTGCTCTTCGCTTCGTTTAAACGGTTTATCGACTGCTGGTAAAGCAATCCTGAGATTTTGAATTTCAATGATCTGTCCAATCTTACCTGTTTTACTAATTACAATAAAGTCATAATCAGAGTTATAACCATACTCCCATTTTTTATATCTATTATTTTTAGATAATAATTTTGGGTTTACAACATCTTTTAACTCTTTCCATAGAGTTTGTTCGTAACTCATTTGCTACGCCCTTCTGCAAAACCCCTAAATGATCTTTCTTCTTTTTTATCTTTAGGTTTTTCACTTAACATCTCTTCCTCTTGCTGTATTCTTGTTAATATTTCAAAAGCATCGAATATAGCTAACTTTTTAGTAGCGGCAGCATTTTTTAATCTATCAGCTGAAACATCATCATCTGAATCTACTATTTTTTCTTTTGCCACTTTAATTAACTCCTCAACTGCTTTTTGCCCAGCTGCTATAATACTTTCTTTAGTTTTCTTTACGTTCATAGTTTTTAAAATTATTAGATAAAATACGATATTTAATGGTGTTTCTATTAAGGTTTAATATCTTAGCAGCTTCTCTTAATGAGTTGTATTTATCACCATTAATAGTTATTTTCCACCTATTACTATGACTCAATCTATTTTTTACAATACTTTCTTTTTTATGCCTTTTGCCTTTTAAAGTTTTTGAAATTTTACTTACTCTATTATGTTCTGTTAATGGATTAAGAGTACCAGTTCCCTCCCCTCCCTTTGTCATATTACATAGAGTACCGTTTTTTAAATCTATTCTACCATAAAGATTTATAAATTCTATTTCTTTATCTACAGCTTTACTTTTTGATAAACCTTCAAATAGTATTTCAACTAAGTAATCGCTTTTGTTTATTATTCTTTTCCAAAAAGCAGATCTATTTCTTTTATCGTATGCTCTATTAGAGCCTTTTCCTATACCTATATAAAATGGAACGTTTTTATCAATTCTAATGTGTCTATATACTATCCAATTATTTTGCCCAGTTTGGCTGATATTCTTCTTCGTTTCCTTCGTATTCATGTGTTACGGCTATATCATTAGATTTCATACAATAAAGGCGTTCGCCTTCTATAATAAATTCAAATTCTGAGTTAGGCGTAAACATCACAAGGTCACCAGGTCTCAATCCTGCGGCTTCTAAGGACTTATTAGAGTATTTTAGTATACCAAAGTACTCTTTTTCTTTATCTACACTTAGATTTGATTTATTTAAAATAGGTTTTACAAAGCAATAATCTAAATGTGCTTTTAGATTGTACATATATATTTGGTCTAGATTGCAAAAGTATAGTTCATCTTTAAAAAAGGTTGATGAGTTTTTTTCTTTACCTCTCATATCATAATATCTTCTAAAAATATTATGGTGAACATACACCGTATCTCCGCATCTTATGTCTGTATCAAAAGCAGCTGGAGTGGAAACAACAACTGCTTTTTTACTTACAAACTTATGATCTTCAATACCAGTATTTATAATAAGTTCTTTATCACCTACTTGCCTAACATTATCATACCTAGCCTTGTAAGGTTTGATAATAAAATTATATAAGCTTTTCATTAGTACTTTAAATCATACTCTACAGCGATAGCCATTTGGCTATTAAACCTTTTCCAAGGTAAAACTTCGTCATTCTTTTTTATATAAATAGAATACTCCCCGCTTTTTTCGTTGCTTAATATAGCTTCTATAATATGACCACCATATACTTCTTGACCTAGTGAATAATGCATTGCATCGTTTTTGTAATCAGAACCAATACTAATTTTTCTAATTATACTAGGCATTTTCTACAGCTTCTTCTTTTTCCTCTTCTTTTTCTATCTTAGTGTAGGTACCATCTTCAACGTTTATGTTTATAGAACCATATTCTTTTTCAAGAGTATTTTTAAACTCTTCTATCTCTTGATTAACACCACCTAATTCGTGGAGTAAAGCATGCTTTTGGCTTTCTAAAAAACCTAGTTGATGTAATATACTGTTAACAGCTTCTTGATGATTATTAATTTTTTCTAGCTGTTCTTTTTTTATTTTGTTTTCCATTTAATTTAATTTAATTTAATTTAATTTAATTGTTATTTATTCTTCTGGATCTGGTTCAGTCCATTCAGGAGTTGCCATTAAAGCTAAAGCTTGTTCGTGACTCATAACACTTCCAACAATAGGTAAACTACCATTTGTAATAAATGAAGGTGTTGTGCTCCAGGAAAGCAAACCTTGAGTGTTAGCTAAATTACGTCTCATTGTTTGAGCTGAAGATTGATTAACCTGTGAAAAGATTACATTATCTGTTTCTGTTAATTCTATTACTGCGTATTGTCTCATTTTTTTATTTATTTAATATTTTTAACTCGGTACATTTCCAGAGCCTGATACTCTTGCGTCAACGCCCATTCCATAACTTACTGCATTTGCCGTACTGTATGGAGCGTCGCCCACTATATTATCTGCTCCTCCCATTCCATCACTTAAGCCATTTCCAGATGTTCCTACTCCATTTACTATTGAATCCTCTGCTGGTGCTAAATTTGCTCCTGTTCCGTTGTTAGTTCCTTTTTCATCCAACACAGTCCAATTAGTACCGTCATAACTCATATTTTCACCTAACTGCCACCAGCTAACAAGATTTGAATAAGCACTGTGATTATTAAGATTTGATGGCTTACCTTGATTGTAAATTTCTGTGATTTGTGTAGATGTTAAAGCTGCGTTCCAAATAGAAACATTTGAAAGCTGTCCATTGAATAAAAAAGGATTTACAGAAGTTTTTCCTATCATTACAGTACCGTTGGGATTAGTTAAACTACCAGAAGCAATAGTTCCAGTTACAGCAGTTAAATTATCTATATATAATTTTAAACTTGTTCCCTCTCTAACACCTGTAAAAAAATGCCATTTGCCATCATTTAAAGTGCTTACTGATTGAATTTGAACAGGAACAGAGCTACCATCAACTGAAACCCAAAAATATATTTTACCGCTTTGCATATACGCAGCCCAGTTATTAATACCCCATGCTCTTTTAGTAAATATATTCATTACAGATGAGGAGGTTGTTTTAAACCATCCAGAAATTGAAATATTATTTGTTAACTGCAACTCTGTTGGGTTACCTACATCTACATAATCCGAAGTTCCATCAAATGAAAGTCCGTACCTTGAGTAAGGTTGTGTTATTAATAAGTTAGATTGTACTAAATAAGACGCTTGCATTTTCTCAAAAGAATTTGGAAAATTACCAACAGCTGGATTGTTATTTGAACTTGAATCTAGAGATGTCCATATACCAGCTACAGCATCAAAAGTACTACCAGCATTAAATTGCCACCAACCTTGTAAATTACTATAAGAACTTATA